CGCAACATCGATGCGGTGGGCTGTTTTGTTTAAAAAATTCGGGCTTGGCTTTTGGTGGTAGCCTGAAACATTGCCTCTTCTTGATTCTCCTGTAGTGGTGTAAATTACGCCTGTTGATGCTGTTGCTCTCATAAAAAAATTGGTTTTAAAGTGTCTTTGAAGACACAAATTATTGATTGATTGAATTAGTTAAAAATGCTATAGCCTCAAGGATTTCCTCAGTGCTGTTTGTGGTGGCTATTGCTCCCGCCTCATTGATGCGAATTGATACGTTTTTCGCTCCACCTTTGTAGGTCATCGTGAAAATTGTCGGGATGCGAATTTCAACCCCGATTTCCCCGCTCTCTTCGGTCTCTTCGCCCTCTTCGGATGCTCCACCCTCTTCGGCTGTAGTTCCACCACCTAAGCGGGCAAATTTAAGCAAGCCCTCTAAAGTTCTGTTTGGCTCTTCGCCTCTCGCTTCGGCTTCATCGCATAGGCTGTTGAATTGCTCCACCTTTGTAGCCTCCAATTTGCCCGCCTTAACTACTTTGTAAAAGTAGCTTTTTTGCCATCCAAAAACCTTATTTCCGATTTGCTCATTAGTCCAATAAATGCCCGCTTCGGCTGTAGCTGTTTTGCCCTCTTCGGATGCAAACCAATTTACAGCCTCCACCACCTTAGCGGATAATTCCAAAGTCTGTTGAAATTTCTTTTTTTGCCCATTGGCTAAAGTTCTTTGAAGCCCTCTAATTTCACGCAAATTTATTGCGGTTGTTACATTTGTTTGACTTAAAAAAGCCGCCTCGATTGTTAAAAGTGTACTCATAATTTCTAAAATTTAATGTTAATTAATTGATTTTCAGTAAGTTAGGTGATTTCGATGTCAATTACTCGCTCATTCCTTGTACAATATTAGTCTATTTCTATATAGTATGCAAATGTTTTTTGATATTTTTTCAATAAAAGTTCATTTTCTCAATGTTTGCGGGGCTTCGCAAAGGGCAATTTTATGCGGTTTATATGGCTGTTTATTCATCGGAGGGCGTTAACCCTTTGTTTGCGGGGGCTCACACGTTTTTTATAGTGTCTTTAAAGACACAAAGCGGGGAGCTCATAGCGGGGCTGTTGATGTTTACATTTGCACACTATGGGAGCGGGAGGCTGTAGCGGAGCGGAGCGGGAGCGGGTCGCTGTAGCGGGGCTGTAATGTATGCGGGAGCGGGGCTGTAGCTGTAGGCTGTAGCGGGAGCGGGGGGCTGTAGGCTGTAGCAAAAAGCCTAAAAAATCCGAGAACTTTTTGGGAAACGCCCCCCCACCCCTCAAAAAAAATCCGACTTTCCTGCCGGGGGTCGGCTCGCCAAACCGCTATACTACCCAAACACTATATGAACCTGATAATAAAAAAAACCTATCTTTGTAGTGAACTTTTAAAATTTCGCAAAATGAAACAACCTTTAAATTTGAAGAACAGTATCTACCAACAAAAGACCTCAGGAGGTTTTAGTGGACTTACTGTAAAGGATGGTATGTTGATTAACGACAGACCTGATGGACAAACCGGTATTGCCCAACTTGCTCAGATGAAAAAGTCTATTAAGACAGCTGAGAAGATTTCAATTATAGCAAGAGGAAATGCTATGGCTGAGATGATGGAGAGTGAAGACAGCTGTTATATGTAGTCAAAACTCAATCTAAGAAACAGAGAGATTCGTAAGTTTCTCTCTTTTTTTTTGATAATCGACAGAACCGGTTATATTTTCTGTTGTTTTTGCGACAACTTAATTTTTATAACTTATTGATTATTAACTCTTTATTCTTTTAATGTCGATAATGTCGAAAAAGAGTAAGTTTTATAGTCAGAAAAAAAATATATATAGTAGTATTTTCTAAGAGAGAGTAGGGAAAACCAAAAAACGACATTCCGACACGATGACACATTCAGACCAACCACCAAACAACAACACCAATATAATAATTGCGGTAGTTTTGTACATAATTATTGTTTTGCTATCGCATATTTTCTTCAAAAGGGGTCTTAATTAGAAATTAATGTACTATATTTGCACATAACAATTAAAAATCAAATCAAATGTTAGAAAATCAAGGTTATTCTCCAAAAGATTTATGTTTTGGGGAAGTAGGTAGAAAAAAATTAGTTAGTGGCGTTAAGAAAATGTCCAAAGCTGTGAAAAGTACATTGGGTCCGGGAGGAAATCCTGTGCTAATTGAATCCCCAAACCACACACACGGGATTACTGTAACCAAAGATGGTGTAACTGTTGCTAAATCAATAGACTTAATGGACCCATCGGAGAACCTTGCGGTTAAGATGATGAAGGAAGCTGCCGAGAGAACTGCTACCGCAGCAGGAGATGGTACTACTACCGCTATTGTACTTACTGAAGGGTTAGTTCTTAGTGGACTTGAGCTTATTGACGAGAAATTGAATCGGACAGAGGTCTTGAGAAGTATGGTGGACATCAGCGACAAGGTGGTGGACAAGTTACGCAGACGAAGCAAGAGAGTTACGAGTACAATGTTGGCAGATGTGGCGAGTATATCAGCGAACAATGACCGTGAGATTGGGAAGATTATTGCTGAGGTGTACAAGGATGTGGGTAAAACCGGAATTGTTACAGTTGAGAAGAGTCAAAACGATGAGACCTATGCTGAGACCACATTAGGTTTGAAGTTCGACAGGGGTTATTTGAGTCCTATGTTTGTGAACGACCAAAAGAAAGACGAGTGTGTCTTTGAAGACACTATGGTATTGGTTGCTGATATGGAGATTACAAATATCCTACAGATTGAGAACGTATTGAAACCAATTGTTAGTGAAGGTAAGAAGTTGCTAATCATTTCTCCTTGTGGAGGTAACTTGATTAATAGTTTGGCGGCAAATGTGATGAAAGGTAACATCAAAGTATGTGCAGTTCCTCCTCCGAGCTTCGGGTACAAGCAGCACGAGCTGATGCAAGACATCGCTATCAGTGTTGGGGCTACTTATTTCAGTGAGAAGACCGGGGATGACCTAAGTATTATCAACTTTGGAGACCTTGGGCACGCTGCAAAAGTGATTGTTAGCAAGGATAAGACCGTAATCATCAAGTCAGACTTGAGATTAGACCAAGATGCTATCTTGGAAAGAGTAAATCAGCTGTGGGATGCCCATAGAAATGCCACAAAGAAGAACGATAGGGACTTTATTTTGGAGAGAATTGCATCTTTAACAGGTGGAATTGGGGTAATTTTCGTTGGTGGACAGACAGATTTGGAGCAAAAAGAGTTGTTCGACAGGGTTGATGATGCTGTTTGTGCAGTACGTTCCGCACTTGAGGAAGGGATTCTACCGGGTGCAGGAAAGGCTTTGCTTGAAGAATCGGCAGCTTTAGAGATTGATGGAGACAAAAGTCCTGAGTATAATGCAGCAGTTATGATTTTAAAGAGTGCACTTATGGCTCCGTTCTTGCAGATACTTGCTAATGCAGGACTGAAGGCATCTGACATTTACAAAGATGGTATAGCTGAAGGTCAAGGTTACAACTTGAAGACAAGAGAGTTTGGAGACTTGATTAAGATGGGAGTAATTGACCCGCTTAAAGTAACACGTTCAGCATTGCAGAATGCAGTGAGTGTAGCTGTAACCATTTTAAGTACTGATGCGATAATTACGTTAGCTCGTACTTATGTGCAGGCAGAAGACTAAAAAGTTCATAAGATTTACTGTGATATGGGTGGCGTGTAACCTATCAATACCATTTTGGATGGTAGGACACGTACACCTAACAGTAAATATCTATGAGGACTTGACTGAGATAGTAACATCAATGGGAATGAATGTAATTGTTGCTATTGGTTTTTGGTTAAATTGGAAAGACGAATCTAAAAATTATGATAAGAGGGATTGATTACGTTACGATAGAAGTTTATGGCTTAAACCAATCCGGGATGGCAGACTTAGAAGAGTGTCAAGGATTGTTGGATGAAAGTCCAAGGTTTAAGGATTTCAGAACTGAGGCATTGAATCATAGAAGGGGAACCGGATATGTAGATGTAGCATTGTACCCTAAGGATGGGGATAAAAGAAAATTTATAGAAGACATAAAAAAGTTTGGACTATGAGCATACTAAGCAAAATATTAGACGAGTACCCGGAAGAGGGATTCTTAAAAGCAGATGGATTAGATGATGCCATCATTGGAGTATGGTCCGAAGGAAGGCTTGTGTATTCTGTTGACAAGGTTATCGAGATACTGATGACTCAGGATATGAACGAGCAAGAAGCTATTGAGTTCTATGAGTTCAATATTGAATGTGCATACGTTGGGGAGCGAACACCTATTTTTATCAAACTAATAAATTAAATCAAATGAAACCAATAGGTAAATACATTGTCATCAAGACTATTGATGAAGAGTTGAAAACAGAATCAGGATTGTTTCTCTCAGGAGAAGATATGAATCAGATGCGTTACAAACGTGGATTAGTAATTGAGGCGGGAACAGATGTTCCACATATCAAGAAAGATGACGACATCTACTACGATAAGGCTCACGGATTTACAATGATAATTGACGACAAGCAGTACACGATTATCACAGAGAGGGATGTCGTTGTTGTTTTATAATCTTGTTCATTTCAGTAATCATATCACGATAAACTTTATCTGAGTAAGATACGTTTCTCTGAAACATTTTATTGTGAGTTTCACTAACGGGGATTTCTTCCCCGTTTAGTTTTCTATATATCGACTGAATCATTCGGGTTGACTTGATTGATAATTGATACATAGCTCTTCTTCCTCCCGGAGTCATAGGACTTCTGAAAACTTGAATCCATCCTTCCTTTCTAAGTCTTTCAAATCTTTGTTTATCCCAACCAAGTAGGGTGTCAAACTCTTCAAACTTATCTCTGTCAAAATATTTTTCTGAGTATAAGAACAGAAGCATATCTAAATCAGCCTGAGTTAGTTCATATTTTATCTTTACGAATTGGCGAATTACTCTCCAATATTTTAGGTAATCATTTTGATTTGATTTCATTTAATTTTTTTTTATTACATTTGTACAAAGTTATTAATTAAAATACAAATAATAATGAAAGTAGTTAAAGGAAGATTAATTCCCGTTGATAATACCAACAGAACATTCGGGTCTGCTGATAGCTATATTGCTATTCAAGTAGAGGATGCTGATGGAGGAGATGAGAGATGTTTATTATTTACAGATGCAGAGATTGCAAAAGCTAAAGAAAGAGCAAAAAGAAATCCTGAGGACCTTACTGAAAAAGGGTTCTTCACAAATTTATTAGACTAACTTTAAAAAATAGAAATTATGCCTGATTTAAGAAAAGGACAGTACAAAAGACTTGGAAGAATATCCGAAAAGAATCCTGAAAGAGCAGAAAGAGTTGCTGAGAGAATGGATAAAAGAGCATCTCGTACAGAGAGAGGAGCAGAAATAGCAGCTAATGCTGAAGAAAAAAGAACAGGTGGAAGAGACATCGCAAGAGGTGTAGCTCGACTATACGATAGAGGAGAAGAAAATCCTCGTGCAAAAAAAGATGCTGTTAAAAAAATTACAAGCAGAGACATTCCATTAGCTCCAACTCCTGAACCATTATTTAGTAGAAGATAATTATGAAACAGCAAGCACAAAGACCTGATACTCCGTTAGCGGCTACACCGGAACCACAACCTGTTAGTTCAGGATTACAGTCTGCACCGCAAATGGGTGGAATGCCTCAGCAAAGAGTTGCAAGTAAATATGAACAAACAGCTAATACTGCTATAGAGCAAGTTAGTATGTTAGGTCAAATGAAGATGGCTCAAAATGCTCCGGCTCCGGCTCCTGAAATTCCTAACACAAAACAATAGAAATTATGCCGGACCCTAAAAAAATAAATAGACCCGATACTCCGTTAGCAAGTACTCCTGAAACTCCTTTTTCTTTAACACCAAGATATAATAAAGTAAAAAAAGTTCAAGATGTAAATGAGAAATCAGGTAAAACTCCATCAGGATTGGATGTAAAAGATGGTGTAGCTAAAGCTAAACCATACGAGAAAAAATTCATTCCTGCTTCTGATAAAAGAAGTAATGCTTCTATAGTAGATGGAGGAGGAAAGACTACCAAAACTTCTATTTCAGGTTCTAAAAAAAGTAGAGAGGATTTGAGAACTTCTTTTGTAAAAGATAGTACTAATACAATGGACCGTAGAAACAAAAATGCAAACTACTATAATATAACATCAGGCAGTAAAAAAGTTTTGACTGATGCTGAAAAGAAAGCATTAGTAAAACAGGGAAAAGCAAAAAATTCATAGTTATGCCAACAGATAAAACTACAAAAAAAGAAGAAAAACCTAAGGTAAAATCATCTGAAACAGTTCAGTCCAAAGTTACTGATGTAGGTACTGCATTAGCTGATATTCAAAAAAGAGCAGATGCAAGAAAAAAATTGGTTGACGAAGGTCAAAAGAAACTTAATGATGCACGAAGAGCCTCAAAGGAAAGAGGTCGTACTCAAACCGGTTCAGGCAAACTTCAAGGATTGGCAAGTTTAAAGAACACTTTGGGAACTCAATATTTAAAAGAAACATAAACAACTAAATTTAAGAAAAAATGGCAAAAGCAAAAGCAACACCGGGATTACCTGCATCGTCAAGAATGAAGATGCCTATGGCAGCAGATAAACCTGCTATTAAAAATGCATTAAAAAAACCTGCAAAAACAGGTAATGTAAAAACAAATATTAAAAAGAAATAATGGCTAAAGAAAAAGACACTCCGAATTTACCGGGTTCATCTCGTATGCAGATGCCTATGTCAAGTGGAAATAATACTCCGCTTAAAATCAAAGCTGATGGTAATGGCGTAACTCGTAAAGTTACAAAAGCTGCCTCAGGAAAAGGAATGGGTGGTAAAAACCCATATTGTTAATCATTAAATTAAGTAGAGATGGCAAAAGCTAAAACTACAGGTACTGAAGATACAGCACCTGAAACTACAGTAGAGAACACAGTAGTACAAGAAGTTCCGTTAAACCCGGACACAGAGATTGTACCTGATGCAACTCCTGCCGGACACGGAAGTAGAGACTTTCATAGTCCTGTTTAATAAAAAATAAACCAAGGTAAAGTAATTCGCTAAAATTACATTACTAATTGTCGGCAATGAGCATAAGTAATCATTGTATGACCTTTAGTGGCACTATGGGGTTCGCCCCGTAGCGTAAGGTTGCAAGACCTGAGTGATTTGAATGAGTTACCCTGACAAAATCTTTAGACAAGAGTCAACTGTCTATCTTAATAATAGCAAACCGTATCGCCCACTTAATGGGTAGGTTAGAGATTATAAGTGGGGGCTCCACGGAAACGTGCCCGATTTTTTGTTAGGACCTTGGTTTTTTATATTTTAAAACTATTAGAGATGAAAGAAATGATAAAAAGAAAAGATGGTTCTGTATCTCAGAGAGGTCTTTATGATAATATCAGAGCGGCAAAAGGCTCAGGTAAAAAACCAACTCCAAAAATGCTAAAGCAAGAAAAGATAATTGAAAAAGCAAAGCAGTACGAGTCAAAAAAATCATTGGATGGAAAGATGAAATTCCTAAAAGGAAATGTCAGCAAACTGCCTGTTCAAAAAAATAAAAAAAATTAATATCTTTACAAAATGAAATCGCAAGGATTCGGAGATACAATTGAAAAGATAACTGCCGCTACAGGAATTAAGTATGTGGTAGAGACTATTGCGGAAGCAACAGGAAAAGATTGTGGGTGTAGTGATAGAAAAGCTGCTATGAATAATCCGAAGCTATTGATTAATAAAACATTTTATAAAATAAATAAAAATTAGAAATTATGTCAGTATTCAAAACAACATTTTCAAGAGCACTACAGGTATATCCTTCACAGTACCCTATACCAAACCCTTTTGTTTTAACAACAGGTGTTCAAACAGACGAAAGCTCTATTTTAGTGTCTCCAAGTTCAAATTTTATAACTAATGGAGTATCTCCGGGAGATGTTATTTATGTATATGATGATGGAGGAAATTTTAACAGTATAACACAAGTTACAGGAATTATTAGCGAATCAGAAGCTCAAGTTGCTAACCCTATAGCTGTAGATTGGTCCTTTGTAATTTATCAGCAATCTGCTATGTCAGGATTAGGCAATCAAGGATGCTACTTGTATGTTGGAGGAACAGGAACTTTAGTGGTAACTACGATAGGTGGAGATTCTGTAACTTTTGCAGGAGTTGCAGCCGGAACCGTTCTTCCTGTTCAGGTTCTTAAATTAGAAGAACCATCAACAGCAACATTGGTAGTAGCTCTTTGGTAAGATGGCAAAAGTAAAACAACAAGAGTCTGCTTATCAACCTAAGCCTAAGAAGTCGGGAGTGGCTGCTAAGACAAAAACAAGCACATTAAAAACGAGTAAGAATTACGTGAAAGCGTACAGAGGACAGGGAAGATAATGAAATATTTAAACTATATAATGTCATCTTTGATATTATTATTTGTTCCTATACAGGGGCTTTTAATTGCAGTTGGTTGTGCAATAATGCTTGATACCATAACAGGTGTTTTTAAAAGCATAAAACTAAAAGGTCTTTCAAGTATTAGAAGTAGAACTCTTTCTAATATAATTTCAAAAATGTTTTTGTACGAGGTATGTATATTGTTTCTTTTTGCAATGGACAAATATCTTTTAAATGAATTTGTGATTAGAGCATTCAATATACAGTATATGTTTACGAAGATATGTGCTATTGTATTAATCTTTATCGAATTAGTTTCAATTAAAGAGAATGTTGAAGAGACATTCAATATTGATGTTTGGAAAATTTTAAAGAAAGCATTTGCAAGAGCTAAAGATGTTAAAAACAATATTGACCATATAACGTAATGGAGGATAAAATAACAATCGATAGAATCAAAGAAGCACATCCCAAACTTAGGGATAAAATGCTTAAAGACTATAGAGAAGCTAATAATCTATTAGGAAAAGGAGCTCGTTTAAGATTTGCTTATGTTTTTAGAAGCAATGCTCTTCAAGACAAGTTATATAATCAAAAACCAAAAGTTACTAATGCAAAAGGAGGTCAGTCAATTCATAATTATGGGTTGGCATTTGACATTGTATTGCTTTATGATAATGATGGAAATGGAACCTTTGAAGAAGCAAGTTATTCTCAAATCAGAGATTTTGACAAAGACACTATTGCTGATTGGAAAGAGGTAACTGATTTTTTTAAATCAAAAGGTTGGGAATGTGGAGCAGATTGGAAAAAGTTTATAGACCCACCACATTTTCAATACGATTATGGATTCGATTGGAAGACTCTAAAAGCAAGAGTTGACAAAGGAATTATTATTACTGATAATGGAATTACTTATCCAAAAATATAATTAAAATGGCAAAGACAGCAGCTTGGACAAGAAAAGAAGGAAAGTCTGAATCAGGAGGATTAAATGCTAAAGGAGTGGCAAGTTATAGAGCTGCTAATCCGGGAAGCAAATTAAAAATGGCTGTAACAACAAAGCCATCTAAATTAAAGGCAGGAAGCAAAGATGCCAATAGACGAAAGTCATTCTGTGCTCGTATGGGAGGAATGCCGGGTGCTATGAAAAAACCAAATGGAGAACCAACAAGAAAAGCATTAGCTTTAAAAAAATGGAACTGTTAATGAAAAAGATACTAATACTTTGTTTTTTAATACTTACTTCTTGTGCTGCAAGAAAAGTTAATGTAGATAAGGTCGATACTGTGGTAAAGACAGATAGTACTTCTGTAACTAAACAGGAAACTGTAGCTACTCAGGACAACAATGTTAAAATTACAACAGATACTGATGAATTGGAGATAACTCCAATTGACACTGCAAAAGTTATTGAAGTTGATGGCAAGAAGTACAAGAACGTAAAGCTCAGGTATAAAAAAACAAAAAAGGTGTTAGTAGATAACACGAAAATAAAAGTGTCTGAAAAGGTCTTAATTAAAGCCAAGGTAAAAAAAGCTGTTGCTGTTAAAACATTCAAAAAAGACATTGACAAGAAAGCAAACTATACAATTTATTTTTGGTGGCTTTTAATCCTGTTGCTTATTGCTTTGGGGTTCTATACTTATAAAAGAATTAATCGAACTTTATTTTAAAAATTATGGCAATTAAAAGACCTGATACTCCGTTAGCACCTACGCCTGACCCTAATTACGATAGAGTAAAAAGCGTTATGACATCAAAAGAAAAACAAAGCAATGGTAAGTATTCTGCGTTGAACAAAGAAAAGGTAACTATAGATTCTTCGGATGGCTCAAGTTCTACTCAGTTTACAAAACAAACTGACAAAGAAAATGGTAAGCAAAAATTCAAGCAGTATAATGTCATTAAAGACAAAGATGGCAAGAGTACAATGCAAATTGATGTGAAAACAAATAAAGGAACCGATAGAACGAGGGTTATTACAAACCCTAAAAAAATAGAAAGAAAACTCGAAAGAGTATTAAGACGAAATGAAATGTAATTTTTTCATATCTTTGTATAATTAATAATCAAATAAAAATCAAATTAAAATGGCAAACGAGCAAGTAACACAAGAAGAATTAACAAAAATTCAAGAATTAAACTCTGAGTTTAACAAAGCAAAAATGGCAATTGGAGATGTTGAATTACAAAAGCAACAAATCATTCGTCATATTGATGAATTAAAAGTAGAATTTGCAGCACACGAAAAAGAATTAATTGAAAAGTATGGTGCAGATGCAATCATTAACATTCAAACCGGAGAAGTAACTCATAAAACAGACTAAAAGAAATGGCAAAGATTAGTACATACCCACAACCAACACCTCCGCAGTTGTCGGACTATGTTATTGGAACAGATATTAGTGATTTGTTAATGACAAAGAATTTTCTTTTGTCAGACATCATCACTCTTGCTACAACTACAAATCAATTTGTAACAATTGTTGGAGCACAGACAATAACCGGTTCAAAAACATTTGACTACGGTACTTCGACAGGTGTATTGGCTCCTGTAATAATCAATTTGCCAAATCAAACACAACCTGCATTTTCTCCTGATGCATTATTGATTCAAATAAATGGTCAAAACCCATCAAGTACCCCCGGTTCTATTGGTGGGGTCAATGTTCAAGCACATCTTCTTGATAATGTATGTTATTATGCAGATTTGTTTTCAGACTCAGGTTCTTCAGTAGGTGTTAAAATTTATAGTCAAGATTCCCATAGTGGTAACTTCTTAGAATTTAGAAAAATAACTACATCTCCGGTTTCTGACTCTCCAATATTTATTGTAGGAAACACTCAAGTGTTAGTTGGTACAGATACTTTCGGTACGCCTACTTTTGGTATTACACCAAAACTTGTAGTTGCAGATGTTACAGGCGGTGTTATGGAATTAAGAAATCTTGATACAAACATAGCACCCGGTTCTGTACTTGGTAGATTACAATTTTCAGGAAAAGATGATGCATCGGTTGCTTATGCTACCGCAGCTATCGAAGCTGTATCACAAACTTTTGCAAGTTCAGGAAATGGAGGTGGTGGAATATTAAAGTTTATGACTGCTCCGCAGCAAACCGGTGGCTCTCCTACTGAACGTATGCGAATTGACCAAGAAGGTAAAGTAGGCATAGGAACAACTGTTCCAACATCAAAATTACACTCTGTTGCATCTTTAGCCGGTCCGATTTCTTACGATAGTCGTTGTGCTGTGTTTGGATATAATACAAGTACAGAAACCGTTTTTAATAATCCTGTCGGAATAGCAGGAAGAGTACTCACATCGGGTGGCTTTGCTGTATATGGCGATGCACAAACCGGGAACGGATGGGGTGGTTATTTTGATGGTAAAGGATATTTTAGAAACAGTGTAGGAATAGGAACTACTAATTTTCTTGCAACTATTCTTGGAGGAGCAGTTCCTAATTTAGCAATAGCTGATTTGGCAGGTGCTACTATACAATTAAGTAATAGTACAGAACCTACATCAGCAGGGCAAATATTAGGAGCTATAGAATTTGCTTCTTCTAATTTTAGTGGTAAGTATCTTGCAGGTAGAATAAAAGCTACTTCTTTTCAAGGAGCATCAGCAGGTGCTTCAGGTGGTTCTGATATTATTTTTGAAACAGGTATTGGAGGAACAGCCTCTGTTATTGATGAAAAAATGCGTATTGCAGCTTCAGGGAATGTAGGAATAGGAACCACAGGTGCTCCGACATCAAAACTTCAAGTTGTAGGATTAGTAGATTATGCAGATAATGCAGCTGCACTTGCAGGAGGTTTAACGGTAGGAGCTTTTTATTACACAAATGTCTCAGGAGATGGAATTTTAAAAGTAGTAATATAATTAATAAAATGAAATGGCAAAAATATCTACTTATCCATCAGCGGATGTTCCTTTATTACTAAGCGATAGGCTAATAGGTACAGAAGCTATTAGACCTATACCATCTGCTACTCCCCTTGCGACAAAGAATTTTTCGTTAGGGGAGTTGTTACAATTTTTTCAAAGTCAAATTACTGTTACCACTAATTTACAGGCAGTTCTTAATGCCGGGAATATAGCTACTCAAAATATAAATTTAACAGGTACTATTTCTTCCACATTAATTAAACCTGTAAATATTGAAGATACAAGTGGAAGTCAGGGTACTGTTTTTCAAGTTCTTAGTAAAGGGGCTGTAAGTATTACTTGGGCTAATGTTCCTATAGATAATCTTCAGGCTGTATTGAATGCAGGTAATACTGCAACTCAAAACATTACTCTTATTGGGGATATTACCTCAACAAAAATAATTCCCGGAAACATACAAGACGATACATCAGCTATTGGAACTACAGGTCAATTCCTTTCTAAAACAGCATCCGGTATAAGATGGGTAAATGCTCCTGTAGCAATAACCCCAACTTTAGGAGATGTTGTAGCTGTGGGAGACACTGCTAATCAAGATATTTTTATAAATACTTTAAGGATTGGTAAAGGAACAGGACCCGGAAGTAACAATAACACAGCATTAGGATATAGAACATTAGAATTAAACTCATCAGGATTTGGTAATTTAGGCGTAGGAGCTTTCACTTTATCTTTTAACACAACAGCTGCAAGAAATACTGCTGTTGGATATGCTTCACTATATACCAATATAAGTGGAAATAACAACACTTCTGTTGGTATGTTCTCTCAATATCTTGCACAAACAGGTATTGGAAATGTATCTTTAGGATATGGAACATTGCAAACTAATGTAATTGGTAATTTTAATACAGCATTAGGATATAGAGTCTTATTAAATAACAAGGCAGATAAAAACACTGCAATTGGAGCTGAAACTATGTTTGTTAATCAAACAGGTATATTTAATACTGTTGTTGGTCAAGAAGCATTGAGAGCAAGTGTTGCAGGAAGCTATAACTCTATTGTTGGTAATTTTTCATTATTAAATGCTGAGGCAAGTTATGTATCAGCTTTGGGTAGAGATGCCGGAAGATTTTCTTCAGCAGGAAACTTACTCACAGCAAGTGAAAGTATATTCATAGGATTCAACTCAAAATCACTAAACACATCTTCAATAAATGAAATTGTGATTGGTGCAAATGCTGTTGGAGAAGGAGACAATACCGTTACTATAGGTCATACTACAATTACATCTACTCGACTAAGAGGTGCTGTAAAAGGTGGTTCGTTTGTAAAAGATGCAGGAACAGGATTGCAATTTTTAATGGCAGATGGTTCCGTAACTGTATCTCCTCTTACAACTAAGGGGGATTTATATACTTTTGATACAGCTCCTGCAAGATTACCGGTTGGATTAGACACTCAAGTTCTTTTAGCGGATAGCACGACACCAACAGGTTTGAAGTGGGGTACAAATACCGCAGCTACACCTTTAGGATATTATGGAGCATTCTCTGATGTAACAGACCAATTAGCGACTGTTATAAATACAGGTTATCCAATGTTATTAGGTATAACTGATTTGTCTAACGGTGTTACTGTTGTTAGTAACTCAAGAATTACAATAGCAAATACAGGAATATATAATATTCAATGGTCTGCTCAATTTAGAAATCCAACAGCAAACGAACACGATGTTACAATATGGCTTAGAAAGAATGGCGTGGATGTGCCCGGCTCATCGGGAATAGTATTAGTTCCTAAAAAACACGGAAGTTTTGATGGGCATAATCTTCCTTCTTGGAATTTTCTTTTAGATGCAATAGCAGGAGATTATTATGAATTTGTATGGAGCACACAAGATGTAGCAGTTTTTATTTCATTTGAGTCTCCAATACCACCTGCTCCATCAACTGCTTCTGTAGTATTGACAGTTACTCAGCAAAGTGGTATTATGGCAGGCACAGGAGTTACAAATGTAAGTGCTGTGATGACTAATCCAAGTCAGACTGTAGTTGTAACAAATCCTACTACAATACCTCAGATTACTATTGATGACACCAACTTTATGTACAATAAGTTTATGGTTAATCAGTATGGGTATATGCTTCCTAAAGATACAAGTATTACTTTTGATACACTAAGAGTTGGAGGAACTCTTCTTACTACAGGTACAGTTACTGCATTAGCTGAGAACCCAATGGGAATACAATTCACTACAGCAACAGCAGTTAGCTCTGTAACAGGTTTCTTTGGAACTAACTTTGGTAGCACAGCTTTTTTTGGGGCAAATTTTGATTTTGATTTTTCATATAGATTTAGATTTGGAACAAATAATGCTGCTCAAAGATTTTTTGCAGGACTTTCACAGATGTATGCTACAGCAACTCCAACAAACATAGAGCCTACAGCTATGATAAACAGTATAGGAGTAGCTAAATTGCAAGGAAGTGCTAATTTATTCTTTATATGGAACGATGCTACAGGTACTGCATCATCTCTTGATTTAGGCTCAGGTTTCTTAGGAACAGACACTGCGAGTACATACAGAATAAGAATTTGGAAAACATCAGGTATTCCTGCAATAAATATTCAATTAACAAAAGTTGTAAACTCAACAGGTGTTACTACCACTACGAGTGTTCTGACTATAACCTCAGATTATAATACAGGAGTGAATCATCACGCTGCAATATGGATGGGGAATAATACTGCCGCAACAGGTGCGGTATCATTTAAAAATTACGGATGCGAATTATCGAAACGTAATATTATAAATGCATAAATTAAATTTAATCAAATGGATATAAGAAAAATATCAATCGGACCTGACTATAAGAGTGGTGCAATGCACTACATAATAGGTCAAAAAATTCTCGGAGATTCAAACGAGATTCATCATATTAAACGACAAGCGGAAACGGGAAACGTATTAATTTATATTATTAATAAAAAAGAAGAGGTAGTTCTGTGGAAAGAGTTTACCTTTGCTATTCCAATTTCAATCGAATTTAATATAGACTTTTAATGAAATCTCCATTTTACTTCATAGTTAAGCCTATGAATGGAAAGCGGTATGACAACACAAAAGACATAGGAGTATCTGACTTTATTGTTAGTACTTCAGAAGAGGACCATAAATTCTCAAACAGATATGCTAAAGTTGTCGAGCTTCCAATAGGCTATTCCGGTCCTATAACAATAGGAGACACCCTTCTTGTGCATCACAATGCGTTTAAGTTTTACAACGATATGAAGGGTCGTCAAAAAAGCGGCAAGAGTTTCTTCAAAGATGATTTATTCTTTATAGAGACAGACCAATTCTTTTTATACAAGAAAGATTCTACTTGGAATGCTTATGATAAGTATTGTTTTGTTAGACCAATCGCAGCTACAGATTATTTCATAGAAAAATTTTGTGTTGAAGAACCTTTAATGGGGCAGATGGTGTATCCAAACGAGTATCTTTTAAGCAAAGGAATAAAACAAGGCGATTATGTTTGTTTTTCCCCCGATAGTGAATATGAATTTACTGTTGAAGGAGAGAAGCTATATCGTATGTATGACCACCAAATAACAATTAAGCTATGATAAATATTGTAGATGATTTTTTAGGGCAAGGAGTCTATGATTCTGTTTATAAACTTTTATCAAATAATGAATTTCAAGAAATTGAATTAGGAGATAAAAAGTTTTGGGTTCAATATAGCAATGAAGAATTTGATAAATATATTGTTGAAAAACTAAGTGTTATAGATGGAGTACAACGTGAATGTTTGTTAGGTTTCTTTAGAGTTGCAACTGAGGAGTTCGATACTGATTGGAGAATACACGCAGACTCAAAAGTAGGCGATATTAGACCTGAAAGAGCACTCGTGCTATATAT